CTTGGAAAGGTGTGGATCAAATCTCCAAGAAGTTTCTGAATCGTGTTGAGAAGACTCTTGCGATTCGTGAGCGTCTGGCACTGGGTTATGTCGAAACTGGTGACAACTCCGACCTGCCTCAACTTGGTAATCCTTTTCATGGTGCTTGCTGATGGCATTTACAACTGATGAACTAAGTGCGATGCTCAACATTCTTATGAAACATCCTGATTGGGTTGATCTTTCGGAAAAGATTGGTTATGATGTACATAACTTGAACCGAAAGATTCTTTCTGAAATGTCTGCTGCTATTCTCTACGACCTTGATTGCGGATGAAACTCTATTTTTATGCTCTACTCGCAGTTGGCGTTATCTTTGGTTGGAATTTGTTTCTAATCCAACGTGATAACAAAATGTTTGAAGGTTACAAGAATCGCCAAGCACAAATCTGCGAACAAATGAAATCTTTTCACCCTGATTGTCACATAGAATGATTATTGCCGCTTTGATGTGTGGTATCGCTACATATTACGGTGTTGGCGATGGTTTCCATGGACAAAAAACCGCCAATGGTGAACGGTTTGATGCTTATCGTTGGACTGCAGCTCATCCTCATTTGCCTATGGGCAGTAAGATCAGGGTGACAAACCAAGATAACATGAAGCAGGTGATTGTTCGCGTCAATGATCGCGGACCTTACTCTCATGCAGACTTAGATTTATCTTATGCTGCATTTGCCCATATTGCATCACCTCAAAAAGGTAATGCAACTGTCTGTTATCGTATTATTGGATGATTATGAACGACGAAGACATTAGGCAGTTTATGACCGCATTTGAGGATTTTATGAAACACGCAGAAACTGAAATTGATGCCCACAAAAAATGGCAGGAAGCACGTAATTATGTAACAGGGGGCAATCATCGTCTCAATTTCATTGAGAAAAAAGCAGCAGAACTGAATGTTTCTGTTGATTATTATCTTCAGGAGTTTGTGTAATGGATCAAAAAACAAAATTGATTCTGGCACAGATTCAGGTTGAAAATCTTCATAAACTTCTGAGTGATGGGCAATATGCTGGATTTTTTTCTTCGCATTTGCTTCCAATTAAGTTTGAGATTGAGCGACAATTGAACTGCTTGACAGGAAGCAACAAATACACTAAAATTAAGGAGTAATTTACACACAACAATGAAGTATCTTTATCTGGTTGATTATTGGGTTCCGTTTCCTTCTTCTGAATATGGTGGCGTAGTTAGTGTCATCGCAGAAAATGATAACGAGTGCCATGATGTTCTTCTGGACTGGCGTGATGAGTATGAGAATGCACACGATTCTCGGATTATGGAACGTGTTGTTAATGCCCATAAATTTGCTCTTGCCAATGATGAAGACTCCCGCATTGTTGATTCATTCACGACATGAGTATCAAACTAATTGATCGCACAATTTGGCCAACATTCCCATCAATGGTCTTTTCCTCAAAGATTGAGAGTAAAAGTTTGTTGAACCAGGTTGCATCTGATGTCATGAAACTGACCAAAGATGAAACTATGGGGAATAAAGCAGGAACTGTTGGTTGGCATAGCAATCACAACCTGCATAATCTACCTCAGTTTGAAGAACTTGCCGACCTTTTTCTTCAGGAAGCAGTATCCGTCATGGATTATATGACGGTCATTCGTGATGAATCCTATCTTACAAGTATGTGGGCAAACGTAGGTTATCGCCCTGAATATTCGCATCAGAATCATATTCACCCCAATTCATTGCTGAGTGGTGTTTTGCACGTTTCAATGCCTCCAAGTTGTTCAGGAACTGCATTTTCCGATCCACGCCCAGGAGCACGAATCTTTGAACCCAATCACAATGAATTAAATGCAACGAACTCAGGTGTATTCATTCCTAAATTTGAAGAGGGTACGTTGTTGATATTCCCATCTTATCTTCCCCATGGTGTTCCCCAAACATATACATCCTATGGTAAGGGTAAGAATCGTATTACAATCAGTTTTAATGCAATGATTCTGGGAGATATTACGACACGAACTGCACCACTTTCACTGAGGTAATTCATGGACCAACTGTATAAAATTGTTGAATTAGAAACCACAGGTTGGGAAGATATTGACCCCCAATATCACAAACTGACCAGAGAACAAGCAATGCAATGTATTCTAACTCTGATTGAGGATGGATACAATCCCAATCGTATTCGTGCCGTTGTTGATAACGACTGAATTGGGATATAACGATGAACATTGATTTTCCACACAATGCACCAGAGGGAATGTATTATGAGCAGACAGAGTTTAAACGCAATGTTGTTGCTATCTGGATTCATTACGACCGTAGGTTTGATTACAATCTGGGTGATGCCGTTCGTTGTATCTGGGGGTTCTACAACACCAAAACAAGAACATATTATTCCCCCATCAACTCCAAAAGTGTTGGACAGTCGGTGGATATAAGGAAAACAACTCCTTATTCTGCGATGATTCCTAAGCAAACACCACTTGAATCTGCATTTGTATGAGTTACATTCCTGAAGTCAATGATTATGTCACCTGGACCAAAGGTGTTGAGGGTTGGGTGTATTTCAAGGATGTAGAGTACATCACAATTGAAGTCAATGTCAAGCCCAAGGATAAGACTAACTATGCTGCCTGTAAGTTGCATTCCAATGAGCGATTGCTAGTTCTGTGCTATAATAATCAGTGGAAAGAACTCACCTATGTAAGGTCAAGACAATCTGTTTATGATAATGAAGAAAAGGAAGAGGACAAAACTTTGGCGATGGTGGGCGAAAGCACTTGGGGAGAAAGCGACGAAAAATGACAGAGAAGCAGACCACATTGCTCATATACGGACTGTTATATTCGGTACTTATCTCATTACTAATCTATTCATTATCGCAGGGGTCGTAAGACATTGGAATGACAATGAAATACCAAGTTGTATATTACAAATCGAAGAAGAACAAAACAACCAAACAAACCGCAGTTTTCTTTAACATTGAGGATGCTACATTATGGGAACAACACGTACAGAAACAGGGCTACCTGAACAGCGAAATCGTACCCCTTTTTCAGTAAAGAGAAAGGTTATCTATTATCCTGCCCTTGTATTGACAGGTATGATTGGATTTGCTCTAGGGTCAAATGCATACACTGAATCAACCATCAATCAAACTCTGAAACTGTGCAATCAGAAACCTCTGGAATGCAAGTTCAAGTATGATATGGTGATGTATCAAGAAACAGGACGAGTGCCTTATACTGCTGAAACTGCAAAAGTGGATTCCAAAACTAAATAACAGTACGTTAAGGAATTCTTAGTTGTCTAATGGCAATATCGACAAGTAATACGTTTTTATTTTCATCAGGTCCAATTAAGTTTGGAGATCTAAGAAACTCTTTTAAGGAAGTTGCATCAGGTCCAATTAAGGCATCTGAATTGCTGAGAAATACAACGGTTACAACCTCTGCAGAAACAGATCCAATTGTACCCGATGCTGTTGAAAACTCACAGATTGCAAACAGCACGACAAAGAATCTCAAGAGTTCGCAGTTTCGCAATAGTCTGAAGTATTATAATTTGGTTCAGACAGGAACGGATGATAACTCTGCCAACTTTAGCAATCCTGGTGTTGATGTTGGAGCACAGAATTGGTTTGGTAATCTACCCAAGAACATCAAGAAGAGATTCTATGTTCAGGGAACGATTGGATCCATCAACACATCTTCACCTGCGGCAAGGTTTGATTCATTGGCCTACAATCTGTCTTTGATTGTTCAAAATGGTGGAAAGATTCATGGTGCAGGTGGATCAGGTGGAACTGTTTATAGTACGCCTGGTGCTGTAGGTGGATCTGCGATTTATTCAACTTCAACAGGATATGCTGTTAAAGTTGTAATTGATGCAGGTTCTCAGGTTTATGCAGGTGGATCAGGTGGAGCCAGAGGTTCTCAAGGTACATCAGGCAATCCTGGAACTTGTAACTATCAGTATTGGACTGGTGGTTATTGTGGTGGTGGTCCAAACAATAACTGTCCTGGTGGATATAAAGTAGGTGGTAAAGGTGGTGGTGATGGCAACTGCTGTGAATTTAACCGTGGATGCAATGTAGGACGTTGGTATAATCTTTGTCAAGTTGATTATGCTGTGCCTGCTGCTCCTGGTGGTGATGGTGGTGCAGGTGGAATCGGTCAAGGATACAATCAACCAAGCACTACAGGTGTTGCTGGTGGAGCAGGAGCGCCTGGTGGATGTGGAGCAAGTCCTCAATATGGACAACCCAGTGGAAATCCTGGAGAGCCAGGTTCATCAGGTGCTCTATTTGGATCAGGGTCAGCAGCAACCACAACATCACCAACATCGACACTTGTAGGTAATGGTGGTATTGCAGGAAATGCAGGACGTGCCATTGCCCCTGCCCTAGGAAATTACATATATACAGGTGAATTAACTTCTGAAACCATTAAAGGATTGTACCAATGAGTGATTATCCATCGTTACCACAGCAAGCAAAAAATCTTGCAAAGTTTGCATTTGATGTGCTCAAGTACGCACAAGCAAGTGATAGTTTGTTTTGTTCCAATGAAGTTGTATTAAAGAGAAAGGCAATTTGTGAAGCCTGTGATCGCCGCGACCCAATTCCCAATCGTTGTAAGGAATGTGGTTGTTATTTGGATTCAAAAGTTCGTTTTGCTCTTGATGCCTGCCCATTGGGTAAATGGAGAGAATCTGATGAAGATTGGATGAATGGAGAGTTTGATAAGTTCATGGAGTCAAGAAAAGATTGTTGTCCTGACGATCATATTCCAGAACCTCCTCAGTGATTAAATCAGCACAACAATCAAAGAAATGAACGTACTTGTTATTGATGACTTCTTTGAGAATCCAGAAGAAGTCATAGAGATGTCCTTGGAGCAGAATTATAACTGCTCTAAGGATATTGATTCTGGATGGCAAGGATACCGCACGGGTCCATTGTATTGTCCTGAAATACAAGAGAATGTTCTTCATACTGTATCGGAGCATTTCAAGATTCAGAATTATCTGATTGAGTCTTATTTTCATATTCTTCCCACTGAGGTTATCGACTGGGATATCCAAAGCGATAGAAACACAAGAATCAAAGATTATCATCATTACAAGTATCATGCTGATCCTGTGCCTTATGCAGGGGTCATCTATTTGTCTGATGCACCAGAATCCTGTGGCACATCAATTGTCAATGGAGAGAAGAATGAGATAGTATCGTATGCTCATAAGTATAATCGATTGATTGCCTATCCTGGGTATTATGTTCATGCTCCTACATCACCTTATGGTAATGATATTACAGATGGTCGATTGACTTATAATTTCTTTATCTCACAATCATTCTATGGTTTCTAAGATCGAGGTTTGCGACGCCATAAATACTCAAAAAGTCAGAGGATAAATGAAGACGTTCTTTCAGTTCATGGAACAGATTCTCACAACACCACAGGCAAAGGTTGATGCTGCAAAAGCCAAGGAAAGTGGAATCATAACACGTCAGCACAATCGCTATGCGAATCTACAACGTCTTCATACGACTATGCATTTGCAGCAGACGGCGAATCAAGAGAAAAGAGATAAAGGACTCTGATTAACGTACATAGAACCAGTAATAACCTTTCCAACTATAACGCCCTGGATTCTTCAGACTCTTGAGAATTCCGTTTTTATCGGTGCCTTCAAAAAAATGAACAGCAGCATTAATACTTTCACAACGGGGACCAATTATCTCCGTTTTTTTATCGACACCAAACACCGCCTTTTTCTTTTCCTTTTCTTCTAAGATCTGCCAACGATGACCATAGGCAATGCGGTAATGCCTGGCAGCAGATAGAATGTTTGCACGGTTATTCGGATTGCCTGTCACTTGTGTTGCTGCTTCTCTGGCTGATTCATAATCAGTGCATACACCAGTTTCTAAGTTCTTGCATCTTATTTTAAGACCTGTCTTCTTACCATCTCCACGGGTATTCTCATTCCATTGCATTAAGTGTGAGGTATTAACTTTTCTTTTTTCTTTTGGTTTTGGTTTAGCAAGTTCTTGTAGTGCTGCGCTTGCGGCGCTTGCGCTTATGCCTTCGGCACTTATGCCTTCGGCAGGCCTGCCTTCGGCAGGTTTATACTCTTCTATTGCCTTCTTAGCAATCTCTATGGCGCTAATGGCAGGATTGTATTCAGGTTTGTATTGCTCTATCCAATAGTTTGTTTTCTCATTAAACTCTAATTCATCGCATTCATCTAACTCTCTAATCATAAAGTTATGGACACCATGTTCTCTGAATGCCTTGTGTAAGGGTTCTCGGGACATTCTTTTAGCACGGTCTATCTGGTGTGCCCATTCTTTATTCATTGCAAGTGTGGTGTTTCCGACGTATTTTTCACCAGTTTGCTTGTTGATGATGAGATAAATGATGCCTCTTGCCATTGTTTATAACACGGTGTGTACTGTGGATTTATAACAGTGTATGTATAATTAATAACACGGTATAATGAATTTGGTGTTGTGTATTATGGTGAGGTATGGAAGGTTAATATTAAATTAAATATATGTCAGTGATTTGTAACATTCTCAATAAAAATGAATAATTGAGAATCAATTGAGTTAATTGATGAGAATAGGTCTAAGTCTTGTGACCTAAGCAGGTATAGCATAAGACGCGCAGTTTGTCAAGCCACGCCCCGCCGAAAATCCCCAGACCCACACATAAGGCTCACAGACCTTGACATTCTTATAAGGGTATGGTAGAATCTAGTCGAGAAATATAAGCATATCTTAACATTTCTCGACGAGAGTGCATATATACTAGCATGAATCTCGACGAGACGGTGCATCATAAGGCTTGCAATCTCGTCGAGTTTTATGCTACAATTCATAAGCGTTCAACAAATCTCGACGAGCTATGTACGACGACTACGATCTCGACTATACATTCAGCAACGATTACGGACAAGATCTCGACGAGTATTATGCACAGGATGCACTAGATCTCGACGAGGATTATGCACGAGATGGGCAAGATTACGAATCGCTTGCATATCGTCATTATGCATGATATAATCTAGTACACATACACATCTAGACCTCATGTTAGCACAGAAGCGTATCGTACAGGTTACACTAGATATCATGTGTTATGATGATCTGGACCTGGATAACATCGATTGGCGGGAGTTATTGCAACTCGAACCTAACGAAGATGTTCATTGTAGGGTAAAAGAATTCGACCCGTTCGAGTAATGTGACAGTTTGAGAACTGGCACAAGACCCCTTGATATCTGCCACCAGGTGGGATATTCTACCTTCGTCGTCGCAATTAATCCAATGTGTGGTCCAGTTTTTGATTATACTTTCGAAGATTTTCTGAATGATGCTTCCCAGGAAGAATGGGATGCTTGGGAACAGAAAGCGGCTGAACTTGAGCTGCCATTGGATTACTATCTCCAAGAGTTCGTTGCATGTGACAGTTGAGGTAGTGGCACACTGATTCCCCACTGGGTCCTCTGGCCACTGGGTCCTCTGGTGGGGTAATATTCATTTGTCGCTGAGAAATCCAATGGTTTTCGCCATCTCCAAACTCAACAATTGCACTTACACTTTGGATGCAAACAATCAGCGGGTTCTGATGTATGCTAACCTGCTGCCTGATGGTTCTTATGAGACTGCACTTTCTGCCTATGATTGGGTAGAGTGGGACCGTCTGGATGGTGATATCTTAGAGGAAGCAGACCGCATTCACAAACTGCTGCTGGCGGAGGTGAAGTGATGGTGGAATTCATTCGTTACGTAAAGTCCTTCTATGGTCCTGGTGGCATTTATGATATGGGTGCCACTGATGATGATATCATTGAGGCAACGTTTAAATACATTCATTCAGGTGCTGATTTCTGTGGTGATAGTTTCGACCGTGAAAGTGTGCGGGATATTATGATTGATGAGATGGGGCTTGTGCCAGTCTGATAAGTGGCACACACCCCCTTGCGTTCCTGACCAATCCGATCTACATTACATTCGTTCCTGAGACACCGACCATGCTGACTGGTTCTTCCCTGCTGAACAAAGTGAATGAAATGCAGGCACAAAACCCGCCTGCTAAGATGTCTGAAATCGTTCGTGCCTGTGGGTATGAGCGTGATGGCAAACTCAAATACACTGAATTCTACACTGAGTTGCTGACTGTCAAGGGTATCCTGAACAATGATACTCTGGAGGATGAGATCTCCGAAGAGTATCAGGAACTGTATCAGACTCTGTGTAGTTCTTATGGTAAGGGTGCTGTGAATGCATTCCTGGAACTCTATGATGAGGCGGATCTTCAGTCTTTCGAAGATGCCTATCAGGGTCCTTATGATTCTGAGGCAGCATTTGCCGAAGAATTTACCACTGACATCTATGGGTTTGATGCACCTTCGTTCGTGGTAGTTGATTGGGATGCTACCTGGAACTGTAATCTTCGTTATGATTTTGATTTCGAAGATGGGTTCGTGTTCAATAAGAACTGGTAGAATCTCGTCGAGACGTGCGTGTGTGGTCTCGACTAGATCGCACACGCATTCATTATATCTCGTCGAGACGCACACATCATACATCATCTAGATACACACATACACATCTAGATCTCATTCTCAATAACTAGTTTCTTATTGAGAATCGCGGCTGGTGAGTTCTAGATACCCACGCGGCACACATAGCCCGCCTTATGTGCAAGAATATGTGCTTCACCCCACTCACCCCTTCCCACACCATCTAAATGTGCTTTATTATAATTCTCAATAAGACCTTTCTTATTGAGAATGATATCTAGAAATATGAATTCTTATAGATACCTTTGGTATCGATGTCCGTAGGGTATAAGTACTTTAAAGACCCAGAGGGCAGATATCAAGAGCAATTGTGCCAGTTCGTGAAGTGGCACACAGTTTTACCATAACCCCACCACGTGGGTTATTATACATTCGTTCCTGAGATTCAACCGTGACTGAAGTTAAAGTTCGGGTCGAAACTTACGATGGTTGCGTTACCTTCTGGTATGAGAAGTCCAGAGTAAAGAACCCCACCGAAGTTGTCTGCAATCGTGTCACAAACCAGTTGATGGGTCTTAACATCAAAGAGGTGAGTGTGACAGTTGAGTAAGTGTCACAAGGGGGGTTGCAATGCCCCCCAGACCCTGATACATTACATTCGTCCCTGAGAGACACGCCATGTTTGATGAACTCTGGTCTGAGATTCAAGATGCTCCTGGTGAGATCTTTGACCTTGACATTCCTGAACTCAAAGATGAAAAGTTCGATGTCAATGAGTATCTGAACTCTAACTACGATTACTGATGCAGTTCCAAATCCTCTACATTGAGTTTGATACTGATGACGATGATGAGATGACTGCTTATGACAAAGACCTTCTAAATGCAGAATACATTGGTCAAATCTGGGAGGCAGATGATGAAGATGATTTAGTTGAAGAGATCACTTGTGCATCTGGTTGGTGCATCAAATCCATTGATTATCGTCACGTTCTGAACTGAAACCATGACTGACACTTTCGATCGTGAAGCACTGGTTGAAGCATACATCGACCGTTTGCTTGATAACATGAGCACCAAAGATTTGCTGCAGATTGTTGGTGACCAGATGGAAGAAAATCTCACCAGTTATACTGATGAGGAACTGATTTCAGAGGTTGAGTCTTACTATCCCGACCTGCTGGATCCAGACCTCCTGGGTGACAGTTGAACAAGTGGCACAGGGGGGGTTGCGGTCCCCCCTGGTTCGTGCCATACTGATTCCATCAACAGAGAACCGATGCAGAACAAGCACCAAGAGCACCCCGAAGATACCATCCTCACGGGCGACCTGAGCGTCCTGGACTGGTTCGTGACCCCTGGTGCCCTGAGCGTCAAGATCGACGGTGCCCCTGCCATCGTGTGGGGGATTGACCCTGCTTGCGGTGAGTTCTTTGTAGGAACCAAGGCAGTGTTCAACAAAAAGAAGATTCGTATTGCTCACAATCATGAGGACATTGATCAACACTACGAAGGCAACGTAGCAGACATTCTTCACGCTTGCTTCGATTATCTGCCGCGTTTCGAAACCATCTATCAGGGTGATTTCATTGGGTTCGGTGGTGATACCGAATACAATCCTAACACCATCACGTATAAGTTCGGTGAGGTAGTTTCCCAGAAAATTATCATCGCCCCGCACACTTGCTATTATGCTGAGAGCGATCTTCGTGACGCCCAGGCATTCCCTGACCGTAGCATCTGGACTGATACCGAAACGGTGAAGTTCGTGAAACCGAATGCATACATCCTGCACAATCAGGAGTCGTTCGC